GCATTGACTTATGATAGTGCGGCTGGTCAGTTTGCACTAAACGCTAACCACGTAATGGCACTTATTCAAACAGTAGACTCAAACGGAAGTGGACTAAATGCAGATACCTTAGAAGGACAAGCAGGTTCACACTATCGTATAAATGTCTACAATGCAAGTGGAACATTACTGAACTAGGAGTATAAATAGTAGTATGGCACATAGAAACGTAAATTCAAGAACAAAATTAATTGACTATTGTCTTCGTAGGTTAGGACACCCAGTCATTGAGATTAATATAGATGATGACCAAATTGAAGATAGAATAGATGACGGACTGCAATTGTTTAGAGAGTATGCGGCTGACGGTTCTGTACGAGTATACTTTCCAGTACAAATAACTCAGACACACCTAGACAACGGTGCGATAAATTTAGTTAATCCAACTGGTTCTTCGGAAAATAGTTTTAAAAACAGAATACTTGATGTAGTAAGAGTATTCATGATAGGAGACTCTACATCAAATGTAAACTTTTTTGATATCAAATATCAAATGCGATTAAATGACCTTGCAGATTTAGCAACTGGTGTAGGAGACCTTGCATACTATGAACACATGCAACAATATCTTGCAATGATTGATTTAAAACTTACTGGACACCCACAAATACACTATAACAGATATAGTGATAGTTTAAACATCTTTGGAGATTTAAAAGACGGGGGAGATTTAAAAGTAGGTGATTTTATCATGGTAGAAATGTATATTGAATTACTCGAAAGTGTCGGTAGTCAATATGATAATTTATTCTTAAAAAATTACTGTACTGCAGCTCTTAAAAAACAATGGGGAGAAAACTTAGGTAAATTTGAAGGAATGCAACTTCCAGGCGGTGTGACCTTAAATGGTAGACAACTAGTTGATGATGCAAAGGAAGAAATGGAAAGAGAAATAGAAAAACTAAGAAACGAGTATGACTATCCACCTAATTTCTTTATAGGGTAGGTCATGGCAACAAATCAGTATTTTAAAAATAAGGTTGTTTCCGAACAACAACTTTACGAAGATATAATCATTGAAGCACTCCAGATGTATGGACAAGATGTCTATTACTTACCACGTGAGATTATTAATAAAGACCAATTGTTTTTAGATGATGTACCTTCTAGATTTTCTGATGCATACAAGATTGAAATGTATATTGAAAATACCGAGGGGTTTGAAGGAGAAGGAGATTTATTCACGAAGTTTGGTATTGAGTTAAGAGACCAAGCAAACTTTATTGTATCTAGAAAAAGGTGGACACAACTAATCGGTAGGAGATTAACCGAAAAGAATTTTAGACCAAGAGAAGGCGATTTAATTTATTTGACTTTATCTCAGTCTGCATTTGAAATTAAAAAGGTAGAAACAGAAACACCTTTTTACCAATTAAGTCAATTACCAACATTCAGAATGCAATGTGAATTGTTTGAATACGGTGGTGAAGACTTTGATACTGGTGTAGAAACTATTCAAGATATAGAACAAGAAGGTTCTTTTAAATATTTTCTTACCATGGACTCGTCATCTGGTGGGTATATTGTTGGAGAAACTATTACTCAAGCACAAGGTGCAAATGCAAATGGAGTAAATTATAGTATGACGGGAGAAGTATCATTCTTCTCAGACTCAGACAATGTTATTCAAGTTATACATAGTGGTGCGACTGACGGACTATATCATACTTGGTCAACTTCTCATAACTTAATTGGTGGTAGTAGTGGAAGTATTGGTAGACCCACCGCAGTCACAGAAAATTTAAATAGTATTGACCCTAGTAATCAAAACAAGATTTTTGATGACTTTGAGTCCGACTTCTTAGACTTTAGTGAGTCTAATCCGTTTGGAGACATGCAGTAATGTTTGGTACTTATTTTTATCACAAGAGAGTCCGAAGTGCAGTAAGTGTTTTTGGTTCTTTATTTAATAACTTAAATGTCGTAAGAACAAATTCTTCGGGTGCAACTATATCACAAGTTAAAGTACCACTGTCATATGGGCCGAAAAGAAACTTTATTGCAAGATTAGAAGCAATGACAAGTGGAGAAGATGCAGAAAGAAGAGTTGCAGTTAAACTACCAAGAATGTCTTTTGAAATTTCTAGTATTAATTATGATGAAACACGACAATTAAATAAAATGAATACCATAAGTAAAGCATTGACTGGAAATGCAGTAAGTAGACAAAAGATATTTTCTCACACACCATATAACATAAACTTTGATTTAAATATCTACGCAAAATCTCAAGACGATGCATTGCAAATAGTAGAACAAATATTTCCGTTCTTTACACCACAATATACCGTGACTGTAAAACCATTTAGTAATATCTCAGACTTAACCGAAGATGTACCAATTACCTTGACAAGTACAAACTTTTCAGATGACTTTGAAGGTGCAATAGAACAAAGAAGAACTATTGTGTATACTCTAAGTTTTGAAATGAAAATAAACTTCTACGGGCCTCTAGGTCAATCTAAAATTATTCGTGAAGTTAGTAATAATTTATTTATTATGGATAGTGCAAACGATAGTGGAGATTATCTCAAAACAATACAAATAACTCCAACTCCTGCTGGTGTGACTGCAGATAGTGATTATGGATTTAATGAGGCTGACTCAGACAATCCAACTAACGTATAATATACATATAAGGTATGAAAGAAGAAAATAAAAATGTAGATATAGATTACGAGTACAGTCGTAAAACTTACTATGAACTTATAGAAAAGAGTAAAGAGTCCCTTGACTTGATGTTAGAAGTCGCAAAGGAGTCTGAACACCCCCGTGCATTTGAAGTACTTGGTAATATGATAAAACAAATATCAGATGTAAATGATAAGTTGTTAGATGTAAATATCAAAATGCAGAAAGCAAAATCTCAAGATGAAGTAAAACAATTAGAAAACACTACGAATAATCTTTTTGTCGGAACTACTACAGAATTGCAACGCATGTTAAAAACAATAAAACCAGACGAGAATGTTATAGATGTTGAACCAGAAGAGTGATACTTATCTCGGTAATATTAATGTTAAACGAGACGGTGTTCAACATGAGTTTACCAAGAAAGAAGTCAACGAATATGTCAAGTGTGTAAATGACCCAGTATACTTTTGCACAAAGTATCTTAAGGTTATTTCTTTAGATGACGGTCTTGTACCATTCAAACTCTATCCTTATCAGGAAGATATGTTCAAACATTTTGATAAGAATAGATTTTCTATAGTACTCGCATGTCGTCAATCTGGTAAATCAATTAGTTCGGTTGCGTATCTTTTATGGTATGCATGTTTTCACCCAGAAAAAACAATCGCTATACTTGCAAACAAAGGACAAGTTGCGAGAGAGATGCTTGCAAGAATAACTTTGATGTTAGAGAACTTACCTTTCTTTTTACAGCCAGGAACAAAAGCACTTAACAAAGGGTCATTAGAATTTAGTAATAATAGTCGTATCATTGCAAGTGCAACATCTGGTAGTTCTATTCGTGGTATGTCAGTCAACTTACTATACCTTGACGAGTTTGCGTTTGTAGAACGTGCAAACGAATTCTATACTTCTACTTATCCCGTAATATCTGCGGGTACAGATACCAAAGTAATTGTGACATCAACCGCAAATGGTATCGGTAATACTTTCCATAAACTCTGGGAAGGTGCGTGTCAGAATACAAACGAATTCAAACCATTTACTGTTAACTGGTATGACGTACCAGGCCGTGATGAAAAATGGAAAGAGATGACAATTGCAAATACATCTGCACTACAGTTTGACCAAGAGTTTGGTAATACATTCTTCGGGACGGGAGATACACTAATAGACGGAGAAACACTCATGGGTTTCCGTGCAAAAAATCCTCGCAAAGTGCGTGAAGGTGGAGATTTACTTATATATCGTGAACCGATAAAAGACCACCAGTACATTATGACTGTAGATGTTTGTAAGGGAAGAGGTCAGGATTATTCAACCTTTTCGGTATTCGATATTAGCACTAGGCCCTTTAAACAAGTCGCTGTGTATCGCAATAATACTATTTCTCCAGTACTCTTTCCTAATATTATATATAAGTACGCAAAGTTCTATAATGAGTGTTATGTCGTTATTGAGTCAAATGACCAAGGTTCTGTCGTCTGCAACGGACTATATCAAGAACTAGAATATGAGAATACTCACATGGAGTCTGCAATCAAATCAGACCGAATTGGTATTGAAATGACACGTAAGGTTAAACGTATTGGTTGTTCTGCAATCAAGGATATACTAGAACATAAGAAACTCCAGATATTTGACGAACAAACTATACTGGAAGTATCTACTTTTGTATCGAGAGGACAATCATATGAAGCATCTGACGGTAATCACGATGACCTAATGATGAACTTAGTAATGTTTGGATACTTTGTATCTGGTACATATTTTAGAGATATGACAGATATTAATCTAAAAGAGATTATGTTTGCAGACAGAATGAAAGAGATAGAACAAGATGTAGTTCCCGTGGGGTTTATCGATGACGGAAGTCAATATATAAATGAGATAGAAAACAAAGAACAAGGTTGGATACAGACCCCATATAACCAAGATGATATTGAAGATTGGGTTTAGAAAACTTGTTTTTTATAAATAAAAGTATTATTGAATATAACCGTATTATGTTAAACTTATAATTAGATAAAGGATTTAAAAATGGCATTATTTTCACCGTCACAAAGTCCTAGTGTAGTCGTTAAAGAAGTAGACTTAACGGGTGTAGTCCCTAACGTACAAACTTCAACGGGTGCATTTGTAGGAAACTTTAACTGGGGGCCTGTATATGAACCAACACTGATTTCAGATGAAGCAGGGTTAGTCTCTACTTTTGCAGCTCCTTCAACAACAAACACCGTAGATTTTCACCAAGCCGCAATGTTTCTGAAATATTCATCGCAACTATTCGTAGTTCGTGAATGTGACTCAGATGCAAAAAACTCACTTGCAGTAAACAACTTAACTGCAACTAGTTCAAGAGGAGATACATCTGCGTCTGCAACTAACCAAAAATTAGGTAATCTAGATAATTACGAAGCCGCAACGATTGACTCGTCTGACGGTGCGTTTATTGCTAGATACCCAGGCGCATTAGGAAACTCACTACTTATATCAATATGTGGTTCAGACTCCGATGCTGGTGGTGCAACTAACTTTAATGCATGGACTTACGGTAATTCATTTGACGGTGCTCCAGGCACTTCATCTTATGTAAGTGGTCTTGGTGGTAAGAATGACGAAATTCATATCGCAGTAGTCGATGAAGACGGAGAAATCTCTGGTACTGCGGGTACAGTTTTAGAAACATATCCTTTCTTATCTGTTGCAAGTAATGCTAAAGCAACAGACGGAACATCTAATTATTTTAAAGACGTGTTAAAAGCAAGGTCAGAATACGTTTATTGTGGTGATTTCCACAGAAACGACTCTGCATCATTAAGAGACTTTTCTGGTTCTTTATGGAATACTGACGCAGTAAATGGTTCACAAGACTTCTCTGCTGATGTTCAATTTTCAATTGGTCAAAACGAATGGTCATTCACTGGTGGTGTGACTTCCACAACATTAGGTAATGATGACATCTTAAGAGGTTTTGATAAGTTTGAAGATAAAGATAACATCGAAGTAGACTTCTTAATTGCACCGCAAAGAATTGCAGATGCAGACGCAACTGTAGTAGTAAATGACTTGGTTGGAACTGCTGCTAGTATAAGAAAAGATTGTATTGCAGTTGCATCTCCAAGTAGAAATGCGGTTGTTGTCACTGGTACAACTACTGCAGTTAAAACATGTAATGATACTTACACAAAAAGTTCATATTTGGTGTCAGACAATAACTTTGTAAAAATATACGATAAATATAATGACCAATTTATTAAGATACCCGCAAATAGTTCAGTTGCGGGTCTAATGGCCGCAACAGACTTAGTTGCCGCAAATTGGTTCTCACCTGCTGGACAACGAAGAGGTAGGTTATTGGGTATAACTGATATCGTATTAACGCCTGGAAAATCAGAAAGAGATGTATTGTATAAAGCGGGTATAAACCCGATTGCAAATATCCCAGGCCAAGGTATCATGTTGTTTGGGGATAAGACCAATGAGTCAAGACCTTCTGCATTCGATAGAATAAATGTTAGAAGACTATTCTTAGGTATAGAAAGAGCAATCGCAATTGCGGGTAGAAATGTAATGTTTGAATTCAACGATGAATTCACTCGTGCGGAATTCGTAAACATTGTAGAACCTTTCTTAAGAGAGATACAAGGTCGAAGAGGAATTACGGACTTTAGAGTTGTTTGTGATGCAACAAATAACACTGCAGCCGTTATAGATAGAAATGAATTCATTGCATCTATCTTCATCAAACCTGCTAGAAGTATTAACTTTGTGACACTTAACTTTGTCGCAGTTAGAACTGGGGTAGAGTTTGAAGAAGTCGTAGGTACAGTATAAATAAGGAGAAAGTAAGACAATGGCAATACTAGGAGTAGATGATTTTAAATCGAAGATAAGAGGTGGTGGTGCGAGACCCAATCTCTTTAAGGCGACTGTAAACTTTCCCACTTATGCAGCTGGTGATGTAGAACTAACATCTTTCATGTGTAAAGGTGCTCAATTACCTTCTTCGGTGACTAACGTAATTGATGTGCCCTTTCGTGGTAGACAATTAAAAGTTGCGGGAGACAGAACATTTGAACCTTGGACAGTGACTATCATTAATGATACTGACTTCGCTGTAAGAGACTCAATGGAAAGGTGGTTAAACGGTATAAACAATCATAAGGCAAATGCTGGACTGACTAATCCAGTAGATTATCAAGCAGATTTAATAGTTGACCAGTTAGATAGAGACGGAACTGCAATTAAAACTTATAACTTTAGAGGTGCGTTCCCAGTCAATATTTCTAACATTGAGTTAAGTTATGAAACTGTAGATACTATAGAAGAATTTACTGTAGAGTTCCAAATTCAGTACTGGGAGAGTAATACAACGTCATAGTCTTTAAGACATATATAAATAAAGGTGTATACCTTTATAATGGGTGAATTGAATAGTATGGAAATAATATATGGCAGAACAAGACAATAGTATCTTTAAACTCTTTGGTTTTGAACTTAAAAGAGCAGAAGATAAACAAAAAGAAGAAAAGAAAAAGAAACTTGCATCTATAGTTGCACCGACTGACCCAGACGGTGCGGGTTATGTGACTGCGAGTGGTTCTCACTATGGTCAATTTCTTGACATGGACGGGACTCAAGCAAAAGATAACCGTCAACTTATTCTTAAATATCGTGGAGTCGCAGTACACCCAGAAGTAGATGCGGCCATTGAAGATATTGTAAATGAGTCTATGGTTCATTCTGAGAATGAGTCTCCCGTAGAATTAAATCTAGATAATGTAGACGCACCAGATAACATCAAAAAAAGTATGATAGAAGAATTTGAAAGAATTGTTTCTATGATGAAAATTCAAGAAATCGGTTCTGATATTTTTAGGTCTTTCTATATTGACGGTAGACTATATCATCACTTAGTTGTAAATGAACAACAACCTAAATTGGGTATCCAAGACATAAGAAACATTGATGCAACTAAAGTTAGAAAAGTTAAAAATATCAAGTACAAAAAAGATGAAACAACTGGTGCAAAGGTTGTAGATAAAGTAGAAGAATTTTATATTTTCCAAGAAAAAAGTGGAAGTAATCAGGGGATTAAATTATCTCCAGACTCAGTATCGTATGTCACGTCTGGACTGTTAGACCCTTCTAAAAAACAAGTACTATCGTACTTACATAAGGCATTAAAACCCATAAACCAGCTTCGAATGATGGAAGACTCACTGGTAATCTACCGTCTTGCAAGAGCTCCAGAAAGAAGAATATTCTATATTGACGTTGGTAATATGCCTCGTGGTAAATCAGAAGCATATATGAAAGACATTATGACTCGTTATCGAAACAAGTTAGTCTATGATGCAAGTACTGGTGAATTAAAAGACGACAGAAAACACATGAGTATGTTAGAAGATTTCTGGTTGCCGAGAAGAGAAGGTGGTAGGGGTACTGAGATTACTACACTTCCAGGCGGAGAGAACTTAGGTCAAATAGATGATATCGTCTATTTCCAAAAAAGATTATATCGTTCATTGAACGTACCTTTAAGTAGGTTGGAACAAGAAGCACAATTTAGTCTGGGTAGAAGTACTGAGATTAATCGTGATGAAGTTAAGTTCCAGAAGTTCATTGATAAAATACGAAGAAGATTTTCTAAGATGTTTATTGAAATATTGAGGAAACAACTAATCTTGAAAGGTATTATTACTGACCAAGATTGGAATACTTGGAAGAACGACATAACTGTTGATTTCTTACGAGACAATCACTTTGCAGAACTGAAAGATGCAGAAGTATTACAGAATAGACTGAATACTTTAGACCAGATTTCACAATATGTAGGTGAATACTTCTCACGTGAGTGGGTAATGAAAAATGTTATGCAAATGTCCGAAGAGGATATTGAAAACATGAAAGACCAAGTCGAAGGTGAAAACGCATCTGGAGATGACGAAGAAACCGATGATGCTGGTGATGACTTTTAATTATAGGAGAAATTATGTTTGAAGAAATATATAAATGGTTCTTGGAACTTTTTGGTGTAAAGGAAGAAGAAAAACCCGCACCTAAAAAGAAACCAGTTGCAAAGAAAACTGCGACTAAGAAAAAACCAGTTGCAAAAAAAACTGCAACTAAAAAGAAAACAACTGCAAAAAAATAGGTAATAAACATGGAAGAAGTAGAAAACTTTGAATTAGAACAAGAAGTTGACGGTACTGAACCAGAAGTTCAAGAAGTTGAGTATCATGACCAAGACGAATTACCGTCTGCGGTTGATGATGCAGCTGACGTAATGTCTGAATATGACCCAGTTCCAGAAGCACAAGACGAACTTCCTTTAGGTATGGAGAACGATGAAGAACCCGTAAGGGAACTTATCAACCAAATAACTGCAGATGATTTAGTTGGTGCAGAAGGTTCATTTCAGGACATTATTGCAGATAAGGTTGCGAGTGCGTTAGACAACAAAAAACATGAAGTTGCAAACTCAGTATATAACGGTATAGACGTGAATGACCTAGAAATAGACCCTGAGACCGAAATAGAGGACGCTGAAGACCCGATTTCTGACGAAACGACTGATAGTATCGAAGAAAACTAGTATCAAAATCTCCTTTTGTATAAATAATAGTTATATAAAAAGGTTATGAAAAATTTTTCTTCAATAAGGGAGTCAACTTCCAAAGGAAAGGTAGTCTTCAAGAAGAAGATTAACCGTATTGATGTGGTAATCTACAAAGATAAAGGTAGATTACCTTTTGTCGTATACATAGATGGCGACAAACTCGATGCGTTTAAAAACCAAAAAGATGCGGAGAAATCTGCAACGGAAACTATTAAAGAACTAACATGAAATTAATAACAGAATATACAGAAAGTAGTTTAGAATGTTTAGTTGAAAAGAAAGAGAATGGAGAAAAAGATTACTCCATTCAAGGTATCTTCGCACAAACAAATAGGAAGAACCGAAATGGTCGTATATATCCGAAGGATACAATGGAACAAGCCGTTGCAAAATACGACAAAGAACAAATTCAAACTAAGAGGGCAGTTGGAGAGTTAAACCACCCAGAAGGGCCGACTGTGAACTTAGATAAGGTTTCACACTTAATCACCGAACTTAAATTTAAGGGAGATGATATAGTAGGAAAGGCACGAATACTTGATACCCCGAATGGTAAGATTGTAAAAGGTCTACTTGACGGTGGAGTTCAACTAGGAGTGTCAACTCGTGGTATGGGTAGTCTTGCGAATAAAGGTGGCGCAATGGAAGTCGGTAAAGACTTTATTCTTAGTACGGTTGATATCGTACAAGACCCTTCCGCACCGTCAGCATTTGTTAATGGTATAATGGAAGGTGTAGATTGGGTCTGGAATAACGGCATCTTAACTCCGCAAGAAGTTGAAAAAATAGAGACAGAAATTAAAACTGCTCCAAAGAAGTTTGCTTATGAGACTTCGGTAAGAGAGTTTAAAAATTTCCTCTCGTTAATTAAATCTAGAATGTAATTTAGGAGACGATATGTCAGACGAAATTAAAAATGACGAGTCTTCTACTGATGAAGTAATTAACGACATCGTGGAAGAAACTCTCGAAGAAGCACAAGAGCCAAAGACGAAAGGTAATGCAAAGGATTCAACTCCAGTGTCAGAACCAGAGTCTATTGCAAGTGTCGATAAGGCAGCTTCCGACTCTCCTGATAATTCTGCAAAAAACAAAGCAAGTATTATGCCTAAAACAAAAGCAGGTATGATAGCTGCGACAGTCGACCATATGGGTAAAATGAAGAAGAATGATGTTGAAAAAATTCTTTCTCAAATGATGCACGGAGACGATGCAAAAGACGTGGACGAATATTTTGGTCACGGGCCTTTAAAGCAGTCTTTTAACCCAGAAGGTGATGTTATAGCAGAAAAGTCAGAAGACGCAGTTGATACTGCAAAAGCAGAACTTGACACTCTTGTTAATAACGAAGCAACTCTTTCCGAAGAGTTCAAAGAAAAAACTGCAGTTATCTTTGAAGCCGCAGTTAAATCTAAACTATCAGAAGAAATTGATAGATTAGAAGCTCAATACAAAGAAGAATTAGAAGAAGAAGTATCTTCAACTAAATCTGAATTGGTTGAGAAAGTAGACAGCTACCTTAACTATGTAGTTGAAAACTGGATTAAGGAAAATGAAATCGCAATCGAGAACGGTTTAAGAACTGAAATCGCTGAAGGTTTCATGGACAAATTGAAAGACTTATTTACTGAGTCTTACATTCAAGTCCCTGAGTCCAAAGTAGACCTAGTTGATGAACTTGCTGAACAAGTAGAAGAGTTAGAAACTAAACTTAACGAAACTACTCAGAAAGTTATCGACCAATCGGGTGAAATCGAAGAAATGACAAAAGACCGCATAATCAACGAGTCTGCGTCAGACCTAGCGGACACTCAAGTAGAGAAGTTAAAATCTTTAGTAAATGACTTAGACTTTGAAAGTGAAGAAAAATTTGCTGAAAAAGTTAACACTATTAAAGAAGCTCACTTCTCACAAGAAACTGGTAGTAGTGACGAAAGTCCTATGATTGAAGAAGACGGACATGACGAAGTCATGGAAACTTCTCCTAACATGGAACGATACGTCTCTACATTAAAGAAAACCGCACCAAAGAATTAATCTTTGATGCATTAACATAGGAAAAATAAAATGGAACAACCAAATTATTCTTCACTGATTGAAAAATGGTCACCAGTATTAGACGAAGAGTCTGCTGGTGAAATTAAAGACAATCACAGGCGTTCCGTGACTGCAGCCCTTTTGGAAAACCAAGAGAAAGCAATCGCAGAACAAAACGCACAAGGTATGTTATTCGAAGCCGCACCTGCTAACAATGTTTCAAGTGTTGCGAATTTCGACCCAGTGTTAATTTCTTTAGTTAGAAGAGCTATGCCTAACTTGATTGCATACGATGTATGTGGTGTGCAACCAATGAACGGCCCAACTGGTTTAATCTTTGCGATGAAAGCAAGATACCAAGGTGGTTCAACTTCTAACAGAGAAGCATTATTCAACGAAGCAGAAACTAGATTTTCTGGTGACTCTTCTGGTACTCATGACTCAGACAACGTCTCAGGTTATAACGGTATCGACTCAGACGGTGACAGATTAACTTCTTTAGCCGCAACTGGTATGCCGACTGTTGACGCAGAAGAGTTAGGTGCATCTACTGGTAGTACTTTCAATGAAATGGGTTTCACAATTGAGAAATCAACTGTGACTGCAGTTTCAAGAGCTCTTAAAGCAGAGTACTCACTAGAACTTGCACAAGACCTTAAAGCAATTCACGGTTTAGATGCTGAGACTGAATTAGCTAATATCCTTTCTACTGAAATCCTTGCGGAAATCAACAGAGAAGTTATTAGAACTATTAACTCTCAAGCAAAAGACGGTGCTCAACAAGCTAACGTGACTGTAAATGGTGTGTTTAACATGTCATCTGATGCAGACGGACGTTGGAGTGCTGAGAAGTTCAAAGGTTTAGGTGTACAGATTGACAGAGAATGTAATCAAATCGCTAAAGACTCAAGAAGAGGAAAAGGTAATATCCTAATCTGTTCTTCTGACGTTGCAACTGCACTTGCAGCTGCGGGTACTTTGGATTACTCTCCAGGCATATCTAACAACTTAAATGTTGACGATACTGGTAATACTTTTGCTGGTCTTCTTAACGGAAGAATTAAAGTATACATCGACCCATATGCAAACACTGACTACTGTACAGTAGGTTATAAAGGTACTAACCCTTATGACGCTGGTGTTTTCTACTGTCCTTACGTACCATTGCAAATGGTCAAAGCAGTTGGGGAAGATACTTTCCAACCTAGAATTGGTTTTAAAACAAGATACGGAATGGCGTCAAACCCATTTGTAGGTTCTACGCCTGCGAACGGTCTTGCTTCAGTGAAAACTAACTTCTACTACAGAATATTTAAAGTGACTAACATTTTAACATAATCTGTTTAGGTCAAAGACCAAAAAGGGGAGAACTTCGGTTCTCCCTTTTTTATATTATTTTGAAAATAAGTGTTGACATTTCTTGTTTCACCATGTATAATACTTGTATTAAGAATGAGAAAGAGAGGTTAAATTCGGAATAAGTTAACGGCGTAAAGTCAAAAGTCGATAGACACTCACCCCACCACTCGTAGATATTGAAAGTTCGCAACTTTCCGAGGTGGTGGGTTTTCTTATAAATACAAATGGTCTCTTAGTTTAATGGTAGAACATGTCACTGTCGATGACGTAGTAGGGGTTCAATTCCCCTAGAGACCGCCAGAATTCACAAGTAGAGAAGAGTCGTAGTTGGTTGGTTGTTGTGAGACTCAGAAAAGATGTTCTAGTTGTTAAAGTCAATTAAGACGTGGCATATGGTAGTGAGACTAGAATAAACATCGAACAATGTAGGTAAAGAAATTCTTACGCAGTTGGGTTGGGATTTACTGGAAAACGATACTTGTTATGGTGGATAGACCGAAACCACCTAGATAAAAAATAGAGTGTAAGAAATCGGGTAGTCCCCGAGAAATTGAACTACTGTGCAATCAACTGCACGATTTTTATAAATAGTAGTATGGCATATAGTAATAAAGTAATAGACAGATTTGAGTCTGTATTAAAAGACCCGAAGAAACATGCGGTGGGTAGGTTTGACCCTAAAGACCCGAATGTTGCAACGGGACTCGTGGGTGCGCCTGCGTGTGGAGATGTTATGAAACTAGACCTTAAGATGAACGGAGATGTCATAGAAGATGTCAAGTTCAAAACTTATGGTTGTGGTTCTGCAATTGCATCATCTACTAT